ATATTACCGAAGGCATACCCTACGTATTATCCAACCCTGCTGGTGCTACAAACTATTCAGCTACTGGTGTTAATTATGATATGGCTATTGCCGGTCAACCATTCTTCATTGCAGCATCCGATGATTCACCTTATCGTAGAGTAACTGCTAAGTATCGTAAAGAACAGTATGACCAGACCAGAGAAGCTGGTGAGCAATCACTTACTGGTTGGTGGTTTAGATCTCAATCAACATTTCATCTTGGCGCAGGTATTAAATACTTTGAACCAGCACAGGATGAGTCACTTCGTTTCCAGTATACAGAGTCTAAAGGTGTAGAGGTCTTTACTAAAGGACAAGTTACCCTACTAAATAGCACTGCTAGTTTTCAATCAGCAACAACACCTCAATTGATAGGTGTTAATGATGGCACTAATGACTGTATAGTTTTTTCAGATGCAACTGATATAAAAAAGAAAACATCTGCTGGCGCAGATACCACTTATACTCAAGCAGGTACAGCCTCAACTATCTTTAGTATTACAACCAATGGTAAGCAATACTTCTTTATCAATGGTACCGATATTCATAGAGGTAACCTTGCTGGTACAACCAGTGATACCGAAATTTATGATGCAGCCAGTACAACTCGTGGCACTATTCGCTTTGTTAAGCAACGCCTTATTGCTGCTATTAACAATGCCATCTATGAACTAGATGCTAACAATACTAGCGGTGCTTTACCTACTGCTTTATTTACTCATCCTAATACTTCTTGGGTATGGTCATCCATATCAGAAGGACCTAGTGCTATCTACATATCAGGATATGATCCTAACGGAACATCCTCATCTGTCTTTAAGGTTGCTTTAGATGTAACAACTGCTAACTCATTAGGTTTCCCAACCCTTGAAACACCTACAGTTATTATTGATCTACCAGAGGGTGAGCGCATCAATGACTTTGATGTATACCTTGGTACCTATGCGGTCCTTGCAACTAATAAAGGATTTAGAGTAGGCGTATCAGATGCTAGCGGTAACATCCAGTATGGTCCTTTATTATTTGATCAAGCTGCTTGTAACTCAATAGCCTTTAGAGATCGTTTTGCTTATATTGCAACCACTATTGATGGTGAAGCAGGACTAGTAAAGGTAGATCTATCTGCAACTGTAATAGCTAATAGCCTAGTATTTCCTTGGGCTTGGGATCTAGTAGCAAGTGGTGTCACTGCTGCATCTAGTCAGGTAGCCTTCTTTGGTAATACAGATAGAGCAGCATTTACTTCTGGCAATGTTATCTACGCTGAGTCCACTGGCACTAAGGTAACAAGTGGTTACTTACAAACAGGTTTCATACGATATAACACATTAGAAAATAAATTATTTAAACTTCTTAATCCTAGAATAGATACCACAAATGGTGCTATAACTATTAAGTCTATTGATTATGCAGATACTGAATACAACATAGGTGGTTTTGCACAAGGTGCTGCAACTAGTGAACTAGGTGTACCTTATCCTAACTCAGCGCAAGAGTATCTTGCCTTTAAATTTACTATGTCTAGATCATCTACTGATGCAACTAAGGGTCCACTATTTACTGGATACCAATTAAAGTCTTTACCTGCTGTACCTCGCCAGAGAATAATCCAATACCCTTTATTCTGCTATGACCACGAGAGCGATAACTTAGGTGTTGAGGTGGGCTATGAAGGCTCAGCATATGATCGGTTGAGTCAACTAGAAGCGATAGAAAATGTAGGAGACACCATCAGAGTGGAAGACTTTAGAACTGGTGAGTCATACATTGGATTAATTGAAGAGCTTGACTTTATAAACAGAACCCCTAGTGATAGAAGATTTTCTGGATACGGTGGAATGTTAATCGCTACTATTAGATTGATATGATAATATGACACCGAACGAATGGGCAGGAATAGCAGTAGCGGTAACTACATTAGTAGGAACACTAGCTGTAACGGTCAGACACCTTGTAAAGCATTACCTATCCGAACTTCGCCCCAATGGAGGCTCAAGTGTCAAGGACCAGGTCAATCGGCTAGAGGAAAAAGTGGAATTTTTAACTGACTTAGTATTGCAGGTATTAAAGAAATAAATGCCAGAGTTAAACGCTAATATCCCACCAATAGATTGTTATGTAAGAGGTAACTTTCTACGCAATCAGCAGGATAGCCACGATAAGTACTTCCCCTGTGTAATCTTTGGAGTGAGTAGCGTACAAAATAGAAGTCCACTATTTCATTTTATGATGGAAGATGGTGGCCTGTGGTGGCGTATGCCTATCAATGCCTTCTGTAAGAAGCCAGGTGTACCTGAAGAAAGTTTATATAACCTAGTATTGTGGAACTCTTTTAGTCCATACATAACAGCTACCAAGTTTAGTAACCTAGTAAACCTAAGCCTTCATTATGTGGACAGGAATAAGACTAAGGTAAATGGTAAGTATTTATTTACCCTTGACTGGCACAATCCAGACTCTAATAGATTAGATGATGGATACTCAGAGACCCCTGATGAACACAAGTGCGGTCACGTTATAGAGCGAGATGATGGCAACTTTGCTATCCAACCTAACAATAGAATATTTGTTTTTGAACCATCATATACAACTAAGTATGGAGACCCATTAATCCACAGGATTATTAATGATCGCAAGTGGGATGTTGAAGATAAGAAGAAATGGGTTACGGAGGATTCTAATGCCTTCCACTATGATATAGAGACAAAGAAAGAAAATGAATGAGATTAAAAAAGTTTATAGCATCCTTATTAATTGGAGCAAGTCTTAGTCTATTAACTAGTTGTGGCTACCAAGGTTGGATGCGTTATCCCTGCCAAGAGTTTGAGAATTGGGAAAAGCCTGAGTGTAATCCGCCTCAGTGCCTAGCAACAGGACAATGCACTAAAGATATGTTACCAGAAGGGTATAACGGTGAGACAAAAACTAAGCCCTGAAGAGTTACACGCTAGATTAATAGTTGCTATCGGAATTATTCTAGCAATTGTATTTGCTGGTTCAGTATTTTCTTTACTGTATGCGTTCTTATTTATTACACAACCTTTAGGTGAACAAGCACCAAATGATAAAGCTGCTATTGATTTAGTATCAACCCTGTGTGTGTTCCTTACTGGAACTCTTGCAGGAATCGTATCTGCCAATGGGCTAAAGAGTAAGAAAAGAGATGAGGATGACAAATGAAACTACTTGCAAAGAGGGCAACTCCTGCTGCAATAGCTGTGCTACGCCAAGCAACAGCCTTATATCCGAAGCGCAAGAAGCTGTCAGACGGGCTATTGCCTTCATCGGCACACATTAAACAAAGTCCTAACTCAGATCACAATACCGGATTAGCAGTTGATTTAACTCACGATCCTAAAAATGGTGTGGATTGCGTAGAGATATTTGAGAAGTTAAAAGAAGACGCAAGAGTTAAGTACCTAATATTTCAGGGAAAAATCTGGTCTAAAGAAAAGGCTAAAGAGGGTAACCGTACCTATACCGGTAGTAATCAACATAATAAACATTTACATATTTCTATTAACGATGGGTCAGCAAATGACACATCACCTTGGTTCTGGTGGATGAATCAACCTAAGACAATCAATACTTTGATTGCCTCGGTTATGACTACACCAGCAAAGAAAGCATATAAAGTCCCAGTATGTACCTGTTGCAAGGTGCATAGCAAGATAAAATAGAAGGAGAGAAAATGAACCCAGCGTTCAAGCAAGCAGCACTAAGTTGGTTCCGAGCAGCAGCCGCAGCAGTAGTTGCGCTGTATATAAGTGGAGTCACAGATCCTAAGCAATTAGGTTCAGCAGCATTAGCAGGTCTAGCAGGACCATTATTGAAGTGGCTAGATCCATCAGCTACAGAATTTGGTAGAGGCTCTGAGTAATTAACTTTACTGCGAGGCTATACAGAGGCCACCCTTTAAACGGGGTGGCTTCTTTTTTTATGCCTATTTACTGGGATCATCTATTGGACAAGGCACAATTATTAGATTGCCACAGTTAGCACAACTAGCATCTAACATATACCAGGATATTTCAAAGTCATCAAAGGTAGCTAAGATAGAGAATACTTTTGAGCCACAAGGACAAGCGTGTAGTGGACCAAGGGATCTAAGATCTGTACCAAATTTAGGTGGGAGCTTATCTTTATTTTTCCGCAGGGTAGGTAGACGGAACATACTCTGGATTACCGTTGCGGCGCTCAACGCGCCGCTTCTGGTTTAACTCGCCTCACGGCTCGTAGTATACCAATTATTCATCTAGTAACCGATAACATCGTATTCGCGGCGTGTCCAACTCACTTACTGATACTTGTCAGTGGTTGGTGTTATCATTTACCTAAGATAAAGGAAGGCAATTATGACGGCAATTGTTGGTATACAAGGTAAAGGTTGGGCTGTGCTTGCAGCAGACTCAATGACTACCTATACCGATAGACCTTACATAGCTAAAGGTTACGACAAAATAGTTAAGGTCAACGAGTATTTAATTGCAGTTGCCGGTGATGCACTGGCTGGAGATATTCTTAATAACTTATGGCAACCACCTAAAGTAATTAAGACACAAGATCCTGATAGATTTGTAATGATCAGGGTATTACCATCTATAAAACAAACACTAACTGATGCAGGTTATGATCCTGCGCCTAAAACTAAGAATGATGATGACTCAGGTTGGGATGCTTTACTTTGCTTTAACGGAAAGTTATTTCAACTTAGTGATGACTATGGGTATATGCGAGATGACAGAGGTCTGTACGGCATAGGCTCAGGTGGTGGGTTAGCTCTAGGTGCTCTAGTAGCAATGGATGCTGAAACTAAAACCCATACAAAAGCAACGAGTGCTGCAAAGAAAGCCATCAACATTGCTATACAGTACAACGTATGGTGTGGTGGAACGCCTAGTATCAAGACACAATTTACTAAGTAAGGATAATAAATGAGTGAGATCTATTGGCAATTACAGTGGTATCTATTAGACTTAGAAATGTACAAGTTTATTTTAGAGTGTTTTATTGAATGGGGGTTATAATGTATTTCAAGTTTATGTATCTAATATATAAGACTTCTGCTAAGCAGATAAGAAAAGGTTTAAACAAACGCTATCCAAGTTATACAGTAGCGCTTAGACAAGGAACTAGTGAGCGATCCTAAAGAATTATTACTCCAGGTTCTTAGAGATAAGGATGCTGGTAGAGCTAGATCTAAGCAGACACAGGTAGGTCCATCTGAGTTAGGTGGCTGTCGGCGTAAGGTTTGGTATCGTCTTAATGGTAGAGATGCAACTAATGATAATGAATTAAAGTTAGCTGCAATTATGGGTACTGCTATCCACGCTGAAATTGAGAAGGCTATATCTGCTCTTGACCCAAAGGGTGAGAAGTATTTGGTTGAAACAGAAGTTGAGTTCGGTGATATGAAAGCTCATATAGATTTATATATACCTGAAACAGGAGATGTGATAGATTGGAAAACCGTTAAGGTTAAGAATCTATCCTACTTTCCATCGCTACAACAGCGTTGGCAAGTACAGGTGTATGGCTACTTGCTTGATAAGTCTGGTAAGGGGACACCCAGAACTGTTAATCTAGTAGCCATTGCCCGTGATGGTGATGAAAGAGATATCAAAGTTCATTCAGAACCTTATGATGAATCACTAGCACAAGATGCTTTGAATTGGTTATCAGCTATTAAAGAGAGCGCAATTGCACCAGAGCCAGAGCGCGATCAAAACTACTGCAAGTTCTATTGCAAGTATTTTGATGAGTCGGGCAAGATTGGATGTACTGGTATAAAAAAAGAACTTATCAAAGGGGATGAGATATTCATAGACAACCCAGAGGTTGACACATCCGCTTTGAAATATTTACAATTAGATGCAAAGATTAAAGAGTTAAGTGATCAACGCGAGTCAGTAAGGACATCGCTAGAAGGATTTACTGGACAGACTAACAGTGGTGTATCCATAGTATGGAGCACTATTACTGGTCGCAATTCAGTAGATGCCGATGAGGTAGAAAAACTCCTCGGCTTTGTACCAAAAAAACAGGGACAGGAATCATTAAGATTAACTGTCAAACACACCGGAGGTAAGTAATGGCTGCAAATGCAACAACAAAGATACAGGTTAACTACGGCAAAGATGGTTCACTTATAAATATTTATGCCGATAACGCTAAAGAATTAGAAGAACTGTTAACAGCAGTTCAAGATACAGCAACTCTAATAGAGTCTGTTGGTGCCTCTCTAGGTAGAGCTAATGTAGCTCCTAGTAATGGCGGAGGTGCTATCTCCTATGCTAAGAAAGCACTAGGTGCTACCGCAGTATCATCAGATGCAGGTGGTGACACAATGACAGATAAGTATGGAACTGTTTGGACATACGACAGAGCTGATGCACCTGATTGCATTAACGGCAAGATGGTATTTGCTGTTGGTATTTCTCAAAAGGGTAAACCATACAAAGGTTGGTTTGATCCAATGAAAGGTCCTAAACCGATGCGTAAGCCTGAAGGCTATGCACCTGTTGACCCTATCTTTA